GGAACTTACGAGCTTCAGTGGGTTTAATCGTTCCACGAACTGCCTTTGTGAAATACCCATTACCAGTCTGTCGATCCTCAATACCGTTCTCACCACGAACGATTAGTTCGCCATCAACAACATACCCTTCGCAATTTTGTAGGGCAGTGTTAAAGAACCCATGCAATTCCAGTTCCTTGCCATTTCGAGACAAGAAAGTGACTGCGCCATCCTTAACGACAGCCATAGCTCGACCGCCGTCCATTTTCGTTTGGATGAAGTAGCCATCCTCTCGGTCAACGATGGACTTGGAAATCTTCTCATCCATCTTAGATGCCAGCATACATGGCATCTCGGAAATCAGATTCTTCCAGACTCGATTGATAAGACCGACTGCTACTTTGCAGTCAAGGTCTCGATTGATAACTCCTGCCAGGATCTTTCGATCTGCAGTCTTCAGTGAGCGAAGTACGTTATCAATATAGTCCCTTGCGGTATTGCCTGTGATCCGGCGACCATTGAGGTTAGCCAAGACTTCATCCAGAAGATCTTCGGTGAGATCCACGGATCCGCTTTCAACTTCTTGATAAGATCCATAGTCGACTTTCAAGTAATAGTTATAGGAAGGTTCCTCGGTCATTTTGAACATCTTACGCAGCAATGCGTTCTCTTTGTTTTGCTCGAGGATTCTTTGCTTTTCATTCGTCGAAGCAGTGGAACGTAGTAGCTCCACAATTTCAAAAACATTCATGATTATTTCAGAGTTGGTTTCTTGGTGCGCAGTCGGCTCTTCTTGTTGTTTGGATGCAACAGCCACTTGGCACCAAGTTTCTCCTTGGCTTCTTTCAGGCGTTGTTCGTTGCGCTGACGCAACTCTTCGAGGTACTTGTCATCATAAATTACATTCACGATTGGTTCTCCTACTGACAGAAACATTATTTTACGGTTTTTCTGAATAAAAGTAAAGTCACTCGTCTTTGATAGCCTGGAGGTACTCTTGGACTCGGAGGTTTCCATAGTACTCCAGGAGATCTGCATTGGACCAGGTTCGTAGATCCTCGAAGAGAGGATCTTTGGTCTCCTCGACCAGCTTGTAAACTTCTCGAATCAAGAAGTCTCTCACCACTTTGCCTCGTTAGGAATCAACTTGCGGAACTGAATCCACTCGCGAAGGTTACCAGACCAACGAACGCCATTACGGTCAACGTGAGTCATACCTTCTTCCCAGTTGTATTTTGAATCTTCTGTTGTGTTCTGCATAGGCGTAGCCTGATGTTCAACTGGAGAAGCATGGATTGGTTGAGAATTGATCAGGCGATCAAAGATCTGAATGGCTTTCTCCAGGCTGTCGTCGTTCTTCCGGTAGGAAACCTGTGCGCAGCAGCTGGCGCTGACCATACGCGCATGCTCAAGCGAAATTTCTTGATCTTCTCCGATGAAATACTTCAGCTGCCCGCCAACTCGACTAACGTTGATATAGGGTAGATGCCATTCGCCTGATTTTAGCTTGATTGGTTTGCTATCGGACAGAGCCATCTCAACGCACTGCGCCAATTCCTTGAATTCTGGCTGCGCATCCTGATGGTTTCGCAACCATAGAAAATTGCGCCACTCTGTACCAGAGATGACCGTCTTCATCAGCTGGAATGGTTCAGTTACTCGATTGACGATCTGTTTGTGAAGACCGAGCTCAGCCAAGTCTTGGGCGATCTTAACGACTTCTTTCGCTGCTGCTTTCCATCGATCCTGAGCTGCCATTACGTGCTGGATTTCTTCATTGGCTTGCATACCAGACTGATTCTTGCCCCAGAATACAGGGCTGGCTGGTTTGTCTACGATTACCTCATGCATGCGCTGAACAGGAATAGCCCGAGAGCTTGCTGCGTTCTTCGACAACATACGATGCGTCATTAGCTCGCTGTGAATAAATCGCGGATACTCAAGTTCAAACGTCGTCATGCGAGAACCAAACCTCGAGATCGAGTCCGCAATGATCTTGGCGCTGATGTTATTCTTTCCGGTGATTGTAGTCATGTTAGTTCCTTTTGTAAATCGATCAACCTTGATATAGTGTTCTTTGCATCAGTGTGTAGTATACCTATACCACCAGCTTTGACGAATCCATTTAGCACTCGTTCTGTGTCATCGATGAGGATTGCGTTATTCCTAGCATATTCTGCTTTCTTCGATCCTCCAGGAACTATGTTTGGCGTGAAGTCGATTCCCATCTTCTTCAACCAAGTCTTCTTCTGCTCAGTCACTAGGTCATGCGTTTCTCCACCAGCCGAAGAAGAAAGAATCTCAACTTTCCAACCAGCATCGCGCATAGAACGTGCGTGTGCAATTAGTTCTTCTGCTCCATCATGAAAATCCAGATTCTCGAATGCTCGCTGTTCCACCCAACTTTTCCAGTTTTTCCAGAAGTGTTTTTTTTCTTCTCGTACGTCTGATGGGAATTTACCGAACAACTCTTGGTATCTTCCACTGAAGTCAGTAAGAACTCCATCCAAGTCAATGTATAGCGTCTTCACAATCGTGCTTTCATATTAAGTACCATGTTCTCAACCAGCAAGTGTATGACCGTAGCAAGAAGGATTTTCTCTCGATCCATCGGAGCAGTTTTCTCATGGTTTTCGACTACACTCAATGCAAGAACATTGTATGCTGTGTTTTCATCGACGGTGAGATAACCGAAGTCGATCTCATCTGTCATTCCGATCTCTTTTGCAATCGAGACCAGTTCTTCAATGTTATAGCTCATATTCAATCCCATAAACAAAAAACTCACCGAATTTTTATAAAAATCACGGGGAAAACTGTAAACTACGACCATAATCCTTGGTAATACTTACCAAAGAGTCGTAATCCGTTATTGATTCTTGCTTGATGTGCGTCCATTCCTTCGTAATCAGCTTTATAAGTGTCGTTTGGTCCTCGAACCATCTCGTAGCCAGATTTACCATCAATATCACACTTCTTCCACTTGACGTCCATTGTGCCAGAAGTGTATTGTTCTTTCCAGTCAACGTCAGGCTGGAGTTGTTCAAACGCCCAGATCATCTCACCCATAACCCAATCCCAGCGATCATGAACGTCACACTGGATATTCTGCCTGTTGAGTTCAGCGTCTTCGTGGTAGAAGTCAAAGCACTTCTGATCATCATACTCTTCATAAGAGATCAGTCGCATTGACTCAGGAACGTCAGCATCTTCTACATTTTGAGAACCGTGCTTCGTTTCCTTAAGCTGCTTGAGCATCGGCAGAACGATCAGGGCAAGAGTAGAATCCATGCCCCAAGTATCGTACTTGTCGATACGGATCTTGATCTTACGCTTTCTCTTGGAATCTACCCACTTGAGAAAGTGATAAAGATATGAATCCTTACCAATGCTGTTCCCGTCTTCGTCTTCCTTGTCGCCAGCCAGCCACATGCCGAAGTTGTGAACCCAGTCTGGCTCTCGCTCGAAACCGTATTCGTCTTTGACTGGCTTAGCCCAAAAGCATAGCGCAGAGGCTAGCTGATACGGTCCGAACCAGTTCTTGTAAGGTCCAATGTATACGCGCATAGTTCACTTTCTTCTTTTACATTTCATGTCACATGGAGATCGCCCCTGGTTACACGTACCGGAGCAACCTCCATCATATATGATACTTATTGCTGTAGCTGCCACCCAAATGACAACGACAATCAGGGTGATAATTTCAACCATGTTCACACCGTCAGGTATTCAGCGAATTCTTCGTAGCCATCAGGGTTGGTAGCCACGATCTTGGAAACAGTGATAAGAGTACGGAGGGTAATTTCCTTCATCTTGTCCTTGTTGCGATCGATGAAGTTCAGAGCTTCCATCTTGCAAGAAGAATCGATGTTCGGCAGGAAATCTTCCGACTCGGCGATAACGCGCATACGGTCAACCATTTCTTGAGTAGTCATCGAAACGTCGATCGTGATGGAACGCGAACGGATGGCTTGGTCAACGCGATCCATCGTCATGTTGGTGATGAAGATAACACGACCAGTGAAGATGAAGCTACGAGGCAGGTCATCGTCACCGCGAGACTCAGCGCCCCAGCTGATGATGCGGGTA